TCAAACAAGAGTGTTGATCTTAGCTTCTCTACTCAGATTGGTGGTCCTAATGATACAATTCACGGGATCTTCTTCTCTGGAGCTTCTGCATTAGCTTTCTAATACCATTAGAATACAAAAAACCCGCTCCGAAAGGGGCGGGTTTTTTATTTATACGTTAACTCTTACAAGTAACCGCCAGGATAATATCCAAAAGCGCTACCGTAATAGCTTCCACTACCACTTGGGAATCCAGCCTCAATGCCGCCTAGTTGACGAGGTTCAGCCTTGTAGCTATTATAGGTGGCCACAAGATCCTTTAAACGCGCTTGAGAGTCTGTTGCAAGACCTCTGTACACTTTGCTTACTTCGTTTCGGTTAATGAAAGAGATGCTATTGTCTCCATCAGAAACAGAAAGAATATTATCTCCATTATTACTTGTTGCGACGATACCGCGCAAAGTGTTTCGAGCCTGCTTAGAATAATAACTACTTAAATAAAGCTCTTTATAAATAGCCTTCTCTTCATCACCAAGACTAGGGTCAGGATTAGTAAAATCACTATAAATCAAATTATTGAGCATTCCCAAATTAGTAGAAAACCATCCACTAATCTGTGTGTAGGAAACTACATCAGTATTAGAATCAAATTCTACAGAAAAAACATCTTGTGCTAAATCGGAATATACGCTCATTAAAAATCTCCTAAAATTTTAAGGGTCTTTTGGTGCTGTGGATTATTTTTATCTAATTGAATAGTGTTAGTTGTCAAAGGGAGAAGTTTGCCTTTAGAGTTTAAGTTATAATTCCTAAATTCTTTGATCAAGGATTTTTTAAGATTAGGGCGCTGAATATAAGGGCTTACTCCAACCCTCATCGCTAGGCTTTGCATTTCCGAGTAATTCATGTCAGCTAAACGGTCTTCAAAAATAGATAACTCTGTGGTTTTGAATGGATTGACTTCCTGCACTCCAAGGATTTTTTCTAATTCCAAAATCTTATCTTTGAACTCTTTGCCATTGATATGCTCGATATTGTTTAATTCATTTTTAGGGTCCATATATTATTATACATTTAAAGTTGAAAAAATAAACAAAAAAGGGGTTGCCTTTTCAGGCAACCCCCAAGTTATTTGTGTCTATTAGACGATCACGCCAAGGAGGGCGCGATTATCGAGAACCAAGCGACCTTCTTCAAGCGAGCCGAAGTAGCCAATCTTGTTCTGACGGATGCTGTACTGGTCATCAGCGATAAGGCTGAATTCAGAACCGCTGTCAGCGTCGATTGCAGTAGCGCGGATAAGGGATTCGCGAGTGCGGTCAAGACCAACTGCGATTTCCTGAGTAGCACCATCAAAGCTGCCAGTATAAAGAGTATCAAAGATAGTATTATACTTTTGACCATCACCGAATTCATTGATGACCATCAAGGAAACACCATAGAATTCTGGAAGACCAGCGCTATTATAGATAGCCATACGCATTGCATCAGGAGCGGTGATACCGTTAGAGCGGTAGTCAGAACCTCCTAAAGCAGCGCCACCAGCACCCTTGGTGTTGATTGGATTATAAGCCATAGCACGAAGCGAAGCTTCGATTTCTGGAGAGATGATCAAATCAGTGATACCGTTAGAACCAGCAGCGCCTTCAGGAGTGCCCTTGGAGAAGGACGTATTGATGCGGCGAGCACGGGTGATAAGATTATTAAAATCATTGAGCAAGAACGTACCAGCAGTAGTTGCATCAATAACGTGAGTCAAACCATTGGTAGTAGCGTTACCAAGAGCACCCATCAACAGGTTAGCGCTAGTGCGCTCCTGCTTCAGAAGGATTTCCTGAGCCATACGAGTGAAGGTTTTGCTTACTACATCCATACGGCTCTTAGCAGCATAGCGACGATCAAAGCTAAGTGCGGAATCGAGGGTGTAGGTAGCAATCTTCATTTCAGAAACAGTCGGAAGGACTTGATTCTGTGGAAGACCACCAGCAGCGCTCTGGCTATACACGGTGATATAGTCCTCGTCGGAAATATCATAGTATAGGTCAAGCGGGATAGATGGATTATCATCAGCGTTGAACTGAAGCTGAGTAAAGAGATTACTGAGCGTAGGGGCATTGTTGATGACTTCAGCGAGAACTGGGCCGATGAATTCAGCAAGGGCAACCTGAGCTTCGTAAGCGACCTGACGGTTGCGCGAAGCCATAGCCTTGATCAATTCGACCTGTTCTGGGGTTCTTTTGAGAGAGATTTTCATATTAAATTTTTTGTTCTCCTTTTGTTAAGATTACATGCGGAGTCCGATGACAACGAAGTTGCCTGCGTATGCATCTGTGGTTGATTGTGAGGTGCGGGAACCAGTGCCAAGAACAAGACCGATTTTACCAGCATCGCTAGGTAAACAGCCAGTGATTTGACCCTGAGTGGCAGAGAGTTTGAAACCGCTACCAACGAAAAGGTTATTAAGGACAGCGGTAGTACCACCGAAAGCCGTGTTACTAAGAGAGAACATGCCGCGAGTAGCTACTGGAACAGCTTGTCCAGGAAGCACGCACATAAGTTCTTCAGCTTTTTGGCGATAGTAGAGAAGTTTTTCACCGTTTTCGTCAAACTTTGCAGTCTGGCGAAGAGCGATACCTAAAACGTTAGTCAAGTCGCCAGAAGCGGCAGGAGTAACTTTCAAGTTAACGGAAGGATAGCTATTAGCACCAACAAAAGGATAATCGGTTTTGCCGAGATAGCTGTTGGAGCCATAAGTTACAGGGTCGAGGTCAAAGTTACCAGCGGAAACTTTAACGAAAACGCCAGCATCACCAGAACCAACGCCAGTGACGTTGTCGTTGATAGCTGCGTCTACAAGTGCATACATGTTGATAACATCGTTATCATCATATTGACGGAATGGGAGTAGTCGGTTTGACATATTTTATTAGATTGAAATGGTTAGGAAATTGTGATATTCTCACGCGAGAAAGCGGCGGCGAATTTTTCTCTCAAGGACTTGCCTTCAGTAGAAGCTCCGTTGTTGTTTGGTACTGTTTCTTTTTCAGATGCCTTGGCGTTTTCGAGAGCTTCTTCGGCCAATTCCTCATCAGTCTTCACTGAAGCGGTTGACTTATTCAACTCTATCAAACGCTTTTCAACTTCAGCATTGATTCGGGCTTCTGCTTCTTCAGCAAGACGAGTAGCATGTTCTTTGTTTTTATGTTTCCAAATAACACCTAGCTTTTCTTGATAAGTTGCGAAAGCTTCGTCGGAAATGTCTAAAGTCTTAAGCTCAGAAGCGAGAATCTGACGATCCGCATCTTCAAGAGAATAAGCATTATCAACAACTTCCATGCGGGAATTAAAACGAGCAAGAGCTTTTTCGGCATCTTGGTTTGCTTCAATTTCCTGAAGTTTAACTTTAGTATCTGAAAGTTCTTTCTGAAGACCTTCGACAGAAGCGATAAGCTCCTTAGCCTTAGTTTCGGAAGCCTCTTTCTCCGTTTTAGCAGAGCGGTATTCTTCGTCTTTTTGGCGAATTGCTTCGGCAAAAGTGCTTGTCATACCAGCGATTGCTTCTTCGGAGAATTTCTTCTCATGTAGAGAAGATTTTAATTCTGTGAGAAATTGTTCTAAATCCATAGATTTTTTTATGTTTACATTGTTTGAGTTAATTTGTGAAATTATTTTTTCATTATTTATAGCAAATAATTTCCTATCGCGCTTATCTTTAAACGAAACGTTATCTTCAACCTCTGTATCATCGAGCAATAACCCTTTGACATTAGCTGCTGGAGTGGATGTAAAACCAATACCTAATGGATAAACATTGCCTTTAACAAGGCGATAAATCTTAGAGCCATCTTCTGTTCTACCATTACCGCCATAAGCGCGTAATCTACTTTTAAATTCTTCCATGTGTTTAGGATTAGAAATGATTTCAGCATCCTTTAAATCAGTGCTTCCAAGAGCTAAAACATATTCTGTAAAACCTAGCTCCCAGCTAGCAGAAACAGTGTTAAACAAACCGTCTTCTTTATTAGTTGAGCTATAAATAAGATCAGTAAATTTAGGATCAATAAGTTTATAAATGACAGAGCCTAAAGATAAATTCACAAGGCCATTGGTATCAAGAACTTGTTCCTTGCTCATTGGGGTGTTTTCGCCCATAGAACTAAATCCAGCAGAGACAATGTGACCAACAATCTTTTGTTTATTATGCTCAATATTCGTCGGCTTATGCATAAAAAACGGAGCAATCCTTACTGCCGTTTCAGAATCAATGCCATCATCATTTTTATTAAATTGATTCACAACAGCAGCGTCGAAAGCTACTCCCATAAGATCAATGTTTTTGCTTAAATCAATTTGATTACTAGGCAAAAGATCTTTAAGATTATCTAAGGAAGCTCTTGAAATAAATGAGTTTTCACCAATAGAACATTGGCGCAAAAATGTATTAAAAGATGTTTTATATTTAAAGTCCATTATAAGTCTATGGTATTTCTCCAAACTTTTTTAGTTTCAGCCCGTTCTTCTTCGGGAGTTTCATTTTTCTCCTCATCTTCAGCCTTCTTAATTGTTTCTGGAGAGACGATCTTTAAACTATTGCCCTGAGTTTTAACTTTATCGCGATATTCCATTTTTTTTTGAGCTTTTTGGGCAGAATCGCTTTCTTCAATGTCTTCCATAGTATCGCTCTCTTTATTTTCATGACTCTCTGGATCACTATCTTTATCCATCTTACGCAAGATGGCTTTTTGCAAAGCAACTGGTAGTTTGAGTTGCGCTGGAGTTAATCCACCACCTTCAGCTTTTTCTAGTAAAGAATTTCTCATGTTTCCATAAGCGGCTTTACATTTTCCCATAGAACTTGGCATATCCAAATTCCTAGTGTCGGTCAAAGCCATTGGCTCCATAATGCAAGCACTCATAAAATGCCGATACACATAATCTTCATGGTCTTCCATGAGAACAGATGACAAAGATACTTCTGCCACCCCGTTTTTATATTCAACTGTCTTTTTTAATGGAGTAGGTACATCTTCTGGTTTCATAAGTTTTTGCTGTGGTAAAGGATTGCTGCGGAATAGGAATCTAATTCGTGAGTATTAGAAATCTCTGAAACTTCGTCAATAAGTTCTAAGGATTCGATTTGATCAAAGTCTTTTACACATTCCAAAGCTTTTGTTTCCCAATTATCTATTTCATAAGCGCAAATAATCTTTTTACAAAGCTCATCTAAGGCTCCATTTTGCTGTTTAGATAGCTTCTTTAAGCCAAGAGTTTGCTTCGCACTTGCTTTAACAGAAGAGTCTAAAGCTTCAATTTTATAAACAATGTCTTGAATACTTTTACGAGAATAAGTTCCCTCAGTAATCGCTCCCTGTGGGCGACCAGCGCTTTTAGGAGTTTTATTTTGGACAGGTTGATTCTTAGGGTTTTTGTTATTGCCTTTTGCTTGAGGAGGCTCAGGTGGCGGAACAACTGGTACTCCACCAACCAGCGGATTATAAAATCCTTTTTCACGGTCATCAACAAAAGTTTGTTGAGCAGGAGAGATTTCGTCCGCTTGAGGGAATCTTCCAGTATTGAAAACAGTAAGACCTTGCTGTGGAGTAATAACGCCCAATTCCATAAGACGAGTCGTAACACGCAAAAGCTGGGTATTATCCTTAAAGTCAATCTCCTTGAATCTAGCTTCTGGATAAGAACGGAAACCAAGAGCTTTAGAAATACGCTTAATTTCTGGCTGTAAGAATTCGTTGATAAAAGCTAAACGACTTTCTTTCAAACGGTCAACAAACATATCAATCTTTGTAGCGATATTACCATACTTATCATCACCAAAGAAAATGTTCTGCAAACCTTGCTCAATATCATTGTTTAATGTTTCATATTTTGCTGGTCCAAGAACTTTGTTAAGGTCTGGAATAACAAAGTCAGCTTTTGTTGTGTAGTCTGAGATGAGGACTCTTCCAACAGACTCGTTTCTGAACAAGTCTTGCATTGCTTTGAGGTTGTGATGATTGATTCCTCCCTTGTCTGGAGGTGCGCCCATTGTGATAAGTAAAATGACGTTCTCAACTGTTCTCGTAATAGCTTGGTCCATCTTTTTGAGTTCAAGCTTGGCATTGATGTCTTCAAGAACAGGGAAGCCAAAAGGGATAGCGAAAGGTTCATAATCTTGTTTTTTATAAAAGGCGAAATGAAGACGAGCAGGGTCAATGAGAATTTTTAAACCGTTTTTAGCAAAACTTCCGTTTCCAATCTGTTTCTGAACTTCAGGCGAAAAAGAATTAAGCAAATCTTTATCGTCTTCATTTTGTGGGTGACGCAATCTTTCTAGATCATATTCAGAAAGGACTTTTTCGTAAGCAACTGCACTAAAAGTAGTAGCTTTTTTAGCTACAATATCAAAAGGATTAAGTAAGATATATTTAATTGGAATAGT